CACTCGGCTGGTACTTTTCATCCAGTTCTTTTTCGACCTCTTCCGACAGCTTCTTCGCCACACTATATCTCTCGTCCAACTCCTTTTGCAGATCTTCCGAGATTTCCGTAAGAGTGCCATACCGCTTATTCAGTTCCTCATATAAATCCTTGGACAGCTTTTTTGCTGTTTCGTACCGCTGATCGAGCGTTTTCTGAAGCTCGGCAGAAATGGCGGTCGCTGTTTTGTACCGCTCATCCAGTTCCTTCAGCAGCTCCTCGGAAAGCTCCGTGGCTTTCTTATAGCGGTCATCCAGTTCTTTGAGGGTCTGTTCCAGCAGGATCGCTGTCCTGACTGCAGTGTCATCCTCCTCCCAGCCATAGCCCCACGTCTTACCGCCATCCGTGGATACAAACAACCCGGCAGAGCTGTTCTTCCATGCGACCGTTGACTGTTTCAAAGTCGCCGCATTGAATGCATACCGGGTCGTGTTTCCCTTACTGTCAGTTTCATTTTTATAATGCAGTCCAAACAGCGCAGCAAAAAGCGCACCGTCATAAATGATAGATGCTGTGATCCCACCGACCTGCTCTCCCACTGCCGTTTCCGCACGGACTGCCGTATCATAGGCAATCGTCGCTGTATTCCGGATGCTGTTGAGCGAACCTGTCAGAGAAGAATTTCGGCTGCTGACCGTTGAGTTTGAGAGCGTGATGCTGTTATAGCGTTCCAGTAGCGCGTCATACTCTGTTTCGGTGACTTTGGAACTGACTTCGATTCCCAGCTTTGAGATAAACACATGGACCGTATCGCAAAGGGAAACACGCTCTGCTTCCACGATGTCCTCATACCCCGGTGTATTCCAGAGCTGTAAAAAGTCGATCTTGATATCGATCTCCGGCTCTGTTAAGTCCGTGGTGTCGATATAGTTCTGTGCGTATTCCCGGAGTGCCGTCTCACTCGGCTTTTCCTGAAAATTGCTGGTACAGTCCAGCGCGGTGACCTTCTGGTAAGGAATTGACCGCTTGCTTTGCAGCACCACCTTCTCCGGCAGTTCCATGACCGCCTGGGTTTCATTATCCACCCAGTACGGATGCACACCAGTGATCGTGTTCTCGATGGATTTTTCCATCTTGAAATCCGTCAGGTTCTTACCGTAGATGATGTGGACGTTATGGTCAGCACCTCTTGTTTTATAGAACTTGACCGTATACCGGTCCCACTCGAATTCACCGCCAAAAACATCCAGAACTGACCCAGTCATACCTCCAAGGCAGTTTCGGAAGGAGGATGGAACTCCCAGCGTAAAAGTCACGCTGGATTCCACATCCGTCCAGACATTAAACGGACAGTCGGAAGCCGCATGGCTTTTCAGCCCCTGCATTGCCCCGCCACACCCAGTCACTGAGAACGGGGAAACTGTGATGAAGTTCAGCTGGTAGGAAATATGCCGTGCCTGCACTTCCAGTTTTCCATCGATCGGGGTCGTGATCTTATAGATGCGGAACGGCTGAGACTGCATAGTATCGGATGGCTTGGCAAGGATGATATTCCCCTCCTCCAGCCTTTCTGCATGGATACCATCCGCCGGGCAGATGAGCTTTAACTCATAGCTGCCGTTTCTCTTTTCCGTCACGGTACAGGAC